CGGGACGAGCGTCTGCGAGTCGTCCACCGCCAGGTCGTGCTCGCAGTTCACACACGAGAGCCTTCGCCCGTCCGTGGCAACAAACGTGACAACCTCGCCTTTGACTTCCACCAGCACCGCACCGAGAGCGTAGCGGCTCGACTCGTCGTCCACGGCGAATACGACGCCTTTGACGGCACGGCAGAACTGATCCACCGGGAGCCGCGTGACAGGCGTCGCACCGTCCACCGTCCACGCCGGATACTCGCCAGTGTCTTCCGTTGGCAGCGTCCACTCGCCACGTCCAGCCTTGATGACGCACGACGACTCGTCAGGCGTGATCGTGATTTCATCGCCCGTGAAACTGCCGAGGATGGCGGAAAACCTGTCCTTCGGTAGCAGAAAATTGATGCCAGGGGGGGCGTCTAGTTCAAAGTCAATGCGGATCTCGCCGTCACTCCCAGTGAGGACCCCGTCCGAAAGCAGCACGTTCTGCAATACGGGCCGCACGCTTTTCGTTGGCACTGCTGCCGCCACTGCGGCCAGCGCCGCCTTCAGTGCTGGTGCCGACAGGGTCGTGCCACCCTTTGTCTTTCGTCGTTCCTTCGTTGTTGTCATCCTTCGATTCCTTTCGATGAAGTGAAACTCCTACCAACACGCCAAGGGAAAACATTCCCGCAGCGATGATCTGTCCAACGGCGAGCATCGCGAGTTCTTCAGTGGTCATAGCCCCACCCCCGATTTCTCGATCACGATTGCCAGCCTGACATTCCGGTCAAGCGAGTCAGCCAGCGTCCCCGCTGCCGTCTCCATGAGAATCCTGTCGTCGTCGCTGACGCCGTCGTCCCACGCTCGTTGCATCAGCGCGGCCACGACGTCGCGGGGGGAGCCACTGAAGACCCATGAGTCACTCATGCTTCACCGCCTTCACGCTGTGAGCGAATGAACTCCATGACGTCAGCACCAAAGACGTAGACCTTATTGCCAAAGACGTGCCGCTTCAGTCCACTGCTGAAAGCAAGTGACACCTCGTCAACACTCCACTCAAGCCTCATAGACAGTTCGTACGCCGTGTACATGGCATCAGAAATGACAGCCCCAGGAATAAAGTGGTCAGGTGCTTTTCGGCTCATACGTCACCGCCGATCACGCGCAACGTCCGCGAGCACCCGTCAACCCACACGACGTGACCCTTGCGACGCAGCGGGTGCAGGTGGCACTTGGCAGCGTTGGGGGTCTTCCACCCGTAGGCGTGCTGAATCTCTCGAACCGTTGGCGAGTAGCCGTGCGTGTCGATGTAACCCGAGATCCAGTTGAGTACGTCCTGCTGGCGTGGCGTTAGGGGCTGGCGTTCTGCTGCTGATGCTGTCATGTGTCCTCGTCCTTGAGTGTGATGGATGACGCAAGCGCGGCGACCGTGCCACCGCTTCGCTGTTCGCGACGCCAGACGGCGTGCTCCGAATCGGTCATGGACCGTTGAGCGTCCGACCGGAAGAATCTCCGCTTCGCCTGGTCAACAGGCGGCGCAGATGCCGGTGAACGTGCAGCCTCTCGGTGGGTGCCACCACGATCCTGGCACTTGCACAACCACACTGTGGTCAGCCAGCGTCGCCAGTTCGATTTCTTTGCCTTCTTCTGGTTCGCCTTGAGCCACTGGTTGGCTTTGGCGAGCTCGACGGGAAGGTCAGCCGCAGGGTAAGCCTGTAACCATTCCGCATGGTCAGCGTCGGTGATTCCCTCCCAGCCTGATTCCGCAGACCACCGAAGCGGATCGGCTGGCTTTGACCTCGCTCGCGGAGCGGGCGTGGTCAGAGCACTACTAGGATTAGAGGTAGAAGGATTAAAGGAAGAAGGATTAAAGGCGCAAACCGCAGTTATTTTTAATTGCTCGCCGTGAAATTTCACGATTTCGCCTGTATCCGCCGCAGGAATGCCTTCTGGCTGCTCGGAAGGGTGGCAACGCTGGTGCTCGGTGAACGTAGGTATCTCTAGGTAGTTCCGGTCGCCAATTCGGTAGGCGACGACGAATCCGCGAGCCTCCAGCTGTCCCAGAAGCGACACGATGTCGCAGTTGTCGTAGGGGAAGAGCTCCGCCTTGATCCGCAGGGGGCGGCATTCGAGACGCCCCTGAGAGTCTGCGAGCGTCCACAAGCCGGCGAACAGCAGGCGTGCCATCGGCTCGCATTCCGCCAGGAACTCGTTCTTGAAGAACGACGGCTTGATGCTACGAGTTCGTGCCATCCATGGCTCCTAACTTCTGTGAATCAACTCACGTTCAACGTCAAACCCGAGCGCAGACTTCTCAACAACATTGAACTTCTTAGTTTTGTGGTGCCTTCGGAAAGGCTTGTCGTTGAATGTGTCTGGGTGCATGTCAAAACGCATAAGTTTCAACAGCTGCTCAACAGTGATGTCTTTCCAATCCATGCCTGTCTGCTTGCCACGAATGAAGCGCCCCCACTTGATGCACTCAGAATCATCTGGCGTTGTGGCGCTAAGACGAACGACAGTGACTCCAAAGTTGACCAACTCTTGACCTTGCCACTTGAGGCGGGGAAGGATCATCGCGTGCTTTTTTCGGTACGTGTCTTCTTGGCTCGCAGTTAGGTTTCCTCCGCGAGTCTTCCACTCGATCTCGTTGAAGACTTGAAGGTCGCGCGTGCCGAGGCTATCTACGCACGTTTTGTACCTGTGCCAAAAGGCATCAACGTCCGTCTGAACAAGGCCGCACTCTTCTGAATACGCTGGCAGCTCGCCAGTTCTTCCTTTTTCTCTGCACCACGCCTGAAGAGGCACATCGCTTCCGAACAGTCTGTCCCTGGTCATGGCTGCACTTCCTTAATGCGCTCGCTGGCGCGTGACATGTTCGCTTCGTCAATTTCAAACGCAGCCCACTTACGGCCAAGCCCAATGCAAGCTACGGGCGTCGTGCCACCGCCGCAGAACGGGTCAACGACAAAGCCATCTGAATCTGTGAGTAGCTCAATGAAGTAACGAGCCTCTGCCTCAGATTGCTGCCATTCGTGGTGAGACTTTTCACGGCTTCCCGTTGCGACGTCGTTTATGAACGTCGTCTTGTCTCCGCGAGTCTCCTTGACAAACCACAGCATTGGCTTCCAGCCGTTGACAATGCCGTATTCGTTCATGCGAAGCAGCGACGGCCCACTGTGGTAGCACGAGCATGTCCACCAGTAGCGAAGGTGCCGAGACAAATCTGCCACCGCATCAGGCAGTTGAATCTGGCCGATGTAAGCGATGAGGCTTCCGCCTGGGCGAAGCACTCGCGACGCGAACTCACCAAGTCCGTCGTACAGTTCGATTGCCTTTCGGTCGTAAGGCGGATCGGTGAAGATCAGGTCAACAGAGGCATCAGGAATCTTGTCGCCAATCTCGCGGAAGTCTCCGAGGTAAAGTCCGTCAACGTCCTGCCGCCTAGTGATTGCCGCCGCCTTCTGTTCTTCTCGCTTGGCGGCTGTTTCCTGTTCCTTGAGGTCGCGCACGACGCGGTTGATTGACGTTCCGCGATGGCGAAGCTGTTCAATCGTCTCTGCGTCTACCTTGCCTTCATCTACCGCCGCTGCAATCTTCTTAATCTTTGTGATGGTGTCGTGCGACAATCCAGCCAAACCAGCGACCGCCTCTCGCGTCTCCAAAGGTTCCGAAGATTTCTGCGGAACCTTTCCGCGTCCTGTCGCCCTGCCGTCTTCAACTCGCTTTGCCTTCGCCCTGGCAGCAATAGTTTGTTCAAGCCGCAACGCGAGCAAGCCGCGGTCATAAGCCGGAAGATTCCGCCTTCCGAACTGGTTGCGTATGATCCACTCTTCGGCGTGGCTGCGGTCTGCAAGCGGAATTCGTTGAACGTCAAACGGCAGAGTCAGTCGCATGCAGATTTCGTATCGGTTGTGGCCGTCAAGCAGCGTGGCAGGCCAATCTTCAATGAAGTACGAATCGTCATCGTCGCCGTACCACACCAGAGTCTCTTTAGACTCACTGTCTGCACGAAATGGCTCGCCGTCTTCAAAGCGAAGTGGCTCGCCGCATCCTTCCGGCGTCCACTCCGATGGAACCCACAGCACAAGCGGATCGCGAGCGCCTCCGTGTGCAACGATGTTGTCTTCCAGCTGCCTCCGCTCTTCCGCAGACAGCGGTGGGATAAGTGCCGCGAACTCGGCGTCAATCTTGATGTCATCAGATACCTGCGTCATGCCATCCTCCTTGAGTTGATTTGCCACTCCCTCTCGCCCCGTCCACTCGCACTCGCCACGAGCCGTCCCGTCTCAACGATCCTCCCAGCCTTGGCAAGCTCGCCGAGTCGCTTGTTCACCTGGTGCCCAAGCAGCCCGCACCGTGCCGCGATGCCTGACGCTCCTGCCGGCCCGTGCGACAGCGCATCAAGAATCGCCGCGTGGTGCTCGCCCTGGAACGTCTTGACGCTTGCGGCTGCGGCCTTGCTCGTCACCGGATCGGTGCGGCGAAACAGCGGCAGCGTGTCTTCAATGTCAGGCGTGATGTAGTGGGGGCGGGTCATTTGCGTGGCTCCAGATAGATGCCTCGTGCGATGCACGACACAACCGACTTGGACACAGCGAGCCTCTGGACAATCACGCTTTGCTTCACGCCCTGGTCAAGCAGCTGCTTGACGCGATCAACTGGTACTGGCGGTCGTCCTGGCATGTGTCACCTCATTCCTGCGGCTTCGCTAAACACAATCCCGCTCAACGCCTGCGAGAGCGTTCCAAAGATCGCCGTCGTGTGGATACGCAGCCACGGGCTGATTGACTCAGCGTTGCTGAACGCCACGACGTCCTTGCCGATG